CATTGGTGCGGCTGCTGCTCCTTCTCTCAGTAGTATCCCCTTTGTTGGTTGGGTCGCTGCTGGCTGGGTGGCAATGTTTGGTGGTAATCAGGGAGCTGATATAGGTGGAAATATGGCAGAGGATATGAGTAAGGATTGTTAATTCTTTTTCTTCTTAGGACGTTTGAATGGAGGTAAACCTTTTTTCTTACGATACTCATTACACTGTAACTCATTACGACTTAACTTAGGTGGTTCTTTACCGAACTTCTTTTGTATGGTCGTAGTGAGTTTTTTAATGACTGGTTTTATAACTCTCAATAGTAATGGTGTTGCAGCTGCAGATGCTGTTGCAACAACTGCTATTGCTGCTGTTACACTTGCTTGATTTGTAGTTGGTAAAAATCTTTGGATTGCTGTAGTATCTTCGTACAATACCACACATTGACCCTCTCTAATTTCATGACCTATAACTCTCTCCTTTCCATTCTGAGTTAGATCACCAATTCTAGGTTGATTTGGTGCAGGACAATCAATCTCTTTATCATTTTTTGGTAGCGGTGGAACCTCAGGTGCACCTACTTCTGGTGTAGGTGGTGGTTCAACAACAGGAGGTGGTGGTGCCTCTATGACCATCTGTAATTGATCAGGTTGATAATCCATCGCATCATAAGATGGATACTCTGCATCACAAAATACTAATACTTTATCATCATCGTCTTCAATTATTTTATTATTCTTGCCACTCTGCTCGTGTGCCTCTACACAACCAGGCATCTGAATGATAGGTTGACCTATGTTGACAGTAGCAGGAGGTACGAAAGGTATTGAGTGAAGTGGTTGTTTAGTTAACCAATCTGGGACATCATTAACAAATACTCTTGTTGTTCCTATGTTCCTAACACTTGCGTTATTGACTTGTATCTTTGGTATATCCATACATTATGGATCCCCTATTGATATGTCTTTTAAGTTATTTGCATTTGTGCTAGGAATCTCATGAGCATGAGGAGCAATGATATTAACATTCTGCACAACAACGTCTGCACATATACTATAGTATGGTGACTTAGGATGGAATGATATACCCTCCTTTATTAGAGAGCCGCAATTTTTCAAACGAGCTATCTCAAAGTCTAATCTTTTATTTGCAACTGTTTGATTCATTAATGCAATATTTGCTGCTGCTGCCTCTTTACATTGCTCTTGTAGTTTCTTATCTAATGGTCTAGACCATGTTGCAGATACACCAACTGAGAAATTATAATTATCTTTCTGTGCTGTTCTTGTAGGAACGTGGTACAAAATATTACCTGGATTGTCTAATACACCGTCATCATTCAAATCTGACATGTCGTACACAGGATCCATATAGTATGGTTCGTACGGTTTTTGTGCTGAAGCCGTCCCTGTGATGTACGGAGTAATATTCATGGTAGCACCTTGGCACTGAATGCCATTACCATAAGTGTTTGTTATATACGGACCTTGTAAAACTTGTATTGCCTGGTTGGTAACTGAGCCTGAAGAATTGGCGATTGGACTTGCAGTCGCACTAACACCACCAACTGTCTCTGCCTTAACAGTAGGAACAAAGGGCATGAATCCAGTAATGGCAAGTAATGCTATTGACTGAAGATACTTGTTGTATCTGTTACCGAAGTTACGGTTGTTTCTCTTTGTATTACTGTGTGATTTGAAAGACCTGGTCCCATGTAGGTTTCTGTGTATTGAAACGCTGCACCTGGTGTCTGTATTGTGAAGTTGGGTTTGTCGCTTATACCCGTCCATGTCGAATTCACTCCTTCAATAGTATTAACTTGGGTTGCATTAGTGGGTGATAAATTATCATTTGTAGTTACACCGTGCCCACTGACCGACCATTGATAGCCTGTGTTATAGTCCATCGAATTTATGGTCTCCACCACAGTGGAAGTCGTTTCCGTGTGGGTGGTCATCGAGCCCTGTTGGAAATTTGGCACCACAGGCACTGCTATGACTGGTTTTATACTACTCATAGCTAGAACTAAAAGGAATAACTTATGTGTATTCCTCATAGCACTTAATCAAAAATAGTAATTTCGCTAACGAACTGACCTGTCAACGAGTTACCTGCACCGAGAGT